GATTCATTTTCAAAAAAGTGGTGACAAGTTTTTCACCGATAAAAGATCACCATACCATATATATTGGCCGGTAATTTGTAAAATTGCTGGTTGGTCAGGAGTCGACTCAATTCATGCCGGAATGATAGGTGGTTATATGAATCAAGATGATGATGAACTTGCAGACGCACTCAAAGTGTTATGGAATTATAACATAGTACCGGCTTTAAGTTGTGGGATGCATCCTGGATTAGTTCAATACATCAATGAAACATTAGACAGTTTTGATTGGATGGCTAACGTGGGAGGTGCAATGCACGGACACCCTATGGGAACACTATCGGGAGGTTTGGCAATGAAACAGGCAATTAATAAGGAATTCGACAAAGTTGAATATAAACAAGCAATTGAAAAATGGGGAAATAAGGAATTCAATCCTGACCTAGCCTATAGATATTTTTAAATTAAATGGGTTATATAATTGGTATATCGGCATTTTATCACGATTCATCAGTTTGTCTTTTTAAAAATGACCAATTAGTTTTTGCCTGTGAAGAAGAAAAGTTTAGTGGTGTTAAACATGACCATAGATTTCCAGAAAAAACATTAGATTATATCTACGAAAAATATAAATTAAATAGTTCAAACATTGAGGCTGTCTGTTTTTATGAACAACCGACACTAAAGTTGGATAGGGTAAAGAAAAATTCATTAAAATATTTTTTTAAAAATCCAATATACTCAATAAAGAGTTATTTTAACGCAAGACAGAATTTTATTGAGTTAGACAATAGACTAAAAGAAATTTCAAATAACGTATTTTACTCTAACCATCACGAATCACACATATATTATTCCTACTATACTTCTTATTTTAAAGATTCCATCGTTTTGTCTGTGGATGGTGTTGGTGAATATGACACCACAACGTATTCGGTGTTCAAGAATGGAATAAAAAATAAGTACACAATTTCAGGTTATCCACATTCGTTAGGTTTATTTTATTCAGCAATGACATCTTTTTTAGGATTCAAACCAAATGAAGGTGAATATAAAATGATGGGATTGGCATCATACGGAAACCCAAATAAGTTTATTGATGGAGTTCGAAGATTGATAAAATTTGAGAATGGTGGTGTTATAACAAATATGGATGTGTTCTGTTGGGATCGTTCAGATAGGATAATGTTTAATGAAAAACTTCCTTATTTATTGGGAGTGGAACAAAGATTACCCGAAGAAGAAATCATTCAGGACCACAAAGATTTGGCAGCATCAGTACAAAAATGTTATGAAGAAATCCTTTTTGAAATTATAACTCTACTGAAAAATAAAACGGGTATTGAGAATCTTTGTATGGCTGGTGGATGTGCATATAATGGAACCGCTAACGGTAAGATTTTAGATAAAACTGAAATTAAACATCTTTGGATTCCGCCCGCACCATCCGATGCAGGTTCATCAATAGGTTCCTGTCTGAATTATTTGGATAAACATAAACGACTCAATAATAAAATCACGAGAAATCCATTTTTAGGACCTGAGTTTTATGACCAGGATATTCTATTGGCAATCAAAAAAACCAATTATCGAAAATTTTTAAGTGAAAAAAGATTAATAGAATTCGTGAGTGAAAAATTACTTGATGGTAATGTTGTGGGATGGTTTCAAGGACATTGTGAATTTGGTGCGAGGGCTTTAGGTAACAGGTCTATCTTGGCAAACCCATTGTTAGATGGAATGAAGGATAGAATTAATCGAGTAATTAAGAAAAGAGAAGGGTTTAGACCATTTGCCCCAATGGTCATTAAGGAAAAACAAAAACAATATTTTGATGTCAAAGATGATATTCCTTATATGAATCAAGTAGTTAATGTGAAGGACGAGTATAAAAATGTGTTAAAAGCGGTTACACATATTGATGGTACCGCTAGAGTTCAAACTGTATATGAACATACCAAAATGCACGATTTACTAAAAGAGTTTGAACTTAAATCTGGTTATCCCGTCCTTCTCAATACCTCATTTAATGTTAAAGACAAAACCATGGTTTTAACCCCTAAAGATGCTGTTGATACATTTTTTGATACTGAAATGGATATCTTAGTAATAAACAATTATGTAATATTGAAAAAAAATGAAAAAATTAATTAAATGGTTCTTAGAAAAAATCGAAGACTATAAAAGAAAGAAAAGATATAAGAAAAAATTGAAAGAGTTAAAGAAAAGAGACCCATTCATATATAATCATTGATGGATGATTTTTCCGATTTAGAATTTAATTTCTAAGATAAATTTTATATATTATTTAGTATGATATATTGGTTTACGGGACAGCCGGGGTCGGGTAAAACAACCATTGCCTTAGAATTAATGAAAACTCTTTCACCAACATGGATGGTACACATTGATGGAGATGATTTGAGAGATATTTTCCAAAACAAAGACTATTCAGAAACAGGGAGAAGAAGAAATGTTGAGAGAGCTCAAGACATCGCACTTTTCCTCCATATGAAAGGTTACACCGTTTTGGTTTCAATGGTTTCACCATATAAGGACCAAAGAGACACATTTAAAAAACTGGCCGATGTTACAGAAGTTTATGTACACACCGGTGACATTAGAGGTAGGGAAAGTTTCCATGTATCTAATTACGAACCTCCAACAGAAAACTTTATAGATATTGATACTACCATGGAAACCGTGGAGGAATCCATAAATAAATTATTAAATAATATAACATTATGAGTAAAAAATATGCGATGTATGTGGGACGATGGCAAAATTTCCATTCTGGTCACGAATGGCTCATCAATCAACAATTAGAAAAAGGTAAAAATGTGTGGGTGGCGATTAGAGATGTTGAAGTTGACGAAAATAACCCAAAAACTGCTCACCAAGTTATGGTGGAATTAATGAATGAACCGTTTTTTATGAATAATTGGGATAAAGTATTAATATCAATCATTCCAGATATTGAAAGTTTTAACTATGGTAGAGATGTTGGTTATGAAGTGGTATACCATCATCCACCGTGGGATGTTGCTAAAATAAGTGGTACTAAAATTCGTAATGGGGAAATGAATTCTGATGGTACTGTAATCAATGATGACAATAAAAAATAATGAAAATTTGTATCCTATCAACGGGTAGGGCCGGATCAACATCGTTGTATAACTTACTAGAAAAACATCTACCATCAAATTATTATTGTTGTTTAGAACCATTTAACCCGGGTATGGATAAACATGTCGATGTTAATGTTAATCAGAAATTAGTCATCGAATCAGAAGAAAATGTGTTAATTAAAACACTAATAGGACAAACGCAAAAAAACGTAGACCTTGAAGATACACATGTTTGGTTATTTGAAAATTTTGATAAAATTATATTATTAGATAGGTTAGACAAACAATTACAGCTTGAAAGTTTTTCATATCAATCGTTTAATAATGGAAATTGGCATGAAAAAAAAAGGTATCGAATGGAAATGGTTCCTAAAGATATTATAGATACAAATATAAAAAGGTTAGAACATTCAACTAACAAAATAAATGAGTTATCCAAAAGGTACAATAAAAAGATTTACTATTATGAAGACATTTTTTTGGATAATAACATTGAAACAATAAATGAGATTTTTAATCTTATAAATGAAACCCCAAATGAAGAACTATTAAATTTTTGGGTTATATCTGACAAGAAAAGAGTCAGAGTAAAAGATGATGAAAAAAAATTACTGTAATGATTGTTGATAGAAAAAGACACATTGCTAAAACCATATCTTATCGAGTTATCAGTACCTTAATTGGGTTTCTAATAATGTGGTGGATAAGTGGATCAATTAAATTTGGTGCGGCTTTCAGTGTTGTTGAGTTAGTATACAAACCTATTCAATATTATCTACACGAAAGAATATGGTATCGTTTTATAAAATATGGTTTAAAAAAATAAAAAAATACGGAAGTATTTATTAAGTAAATATATGATATTATGAAGGGCACACTTTTCTCAGCCGATTTTGTTAAAGACTCAAATGGTGATTTAAGATTATTAGAACTAAATACTGATACTAGTATTGTAAAAAACGAATTATCTAATTTGAATTTGGTAGAGTTCTCTAATATTTTGCAAACAAATAATATAACGGAACTTGATATTATTTATAAACCAATATACCATTTAGGTATTGTTACACGTATATCAGATTATATAACTGAAAATTGTCAGTTTATAACAAGTATAAATTTACACGATGAACAAGGAAATACAATTTATCCGACATCAATTGAAGATGCTAATGATAAGTTTGTCTTAAGAATGGCTTATGATGAATCTGCGTTATTTGATAGTGAATATTGTAAAAATAGATTAAACGTTTATAATTTATTTACTGAAAATTCTATAACCGATAACTGTGTTGCGTACTATCATTCATCATCTATTGGTGAGTTTGATACATTAACTCGTGAAGTTAACCCTTCTAATATACCGGATGCCACGATTAAAGACATTGACGAAACCTATAACCCAATTGATTTCTTTAAAATAAATACGGAAAGTGGTACCATTGAAGAAAATTGGAACAATTTTTTAACTCAAAACTCAGGAGAAGATAAACTAATTGAACAATATCATTTTCACTCATCAAGTGTTGATACCAATAATCATATTACATCCATTAGATTTGTAGGAATTGTTTATGGTTCTAATTTGGATTTTATTGAATTGGCAAGTTTTAAAAAGAGTTCAATATTTGAATTACCATCTTCATTGAATTTGGATTTGGAAACTAATAAGTTAAAAGATTATCATTTTTACGAATTTGTAACAAACGCGATTAAAAGTGATTCAGCTGGAATTTTATCCTCACACGAAGTTTTGATGGAAGATGATACGTGGAAGGAAATATCAGATATTCAAGTTGGTGAATCCGTGAAATCTTATTACATCAGTAGTTCATTACAATATGAATCCGATTTAACTTCATTAATGAATAGTTATGACGGTAACCAATTCCCAAGTGGTTCTTACCTCACTTCTTCGGTTGTTGTGTTCAAAGACAGTAAAAATTTGAAATACAACTCAATGATTGAAATGTCTGTAGATGGTGACTCTTTGTTTGCTGGTACTAATAAAGGTTATTTAATCTATGATAGTTTAACCAATAAAAGTAGTTTTAAACCAATTCATGAAATAAATTCTGACACCGATTTTCTTTATGATTTAAATGGTGAAATGATAAAAGTAGATGAAGTTAATTTTTACGTTTCATCTGATAATGAATTGTCTTTTGTTGAACTTGATGTGGAAGATACTGATACCTATATTATAAATGGTTCCACAGCATTCAATAGTTTAGTTACACATAACGCACCTTGTTTTGTGGAGGGAACACCAATTTTAATGGAAGATGGTACATATGTGAATATAGAAAATGTAAAAGTTGGTGATAGAGTTCTATCTTTTGATTTTAAAAATAATGAATCTATTGGGTCAAATGTACTTAATATTTTTTCAAAGATGGTAAGTAAGGTTGTTAAATATAAATTTGAAAGTGGTAAAGAGTTGGTGGCAACAGAAGATCACCCAATATATGTTATCGGTAAAGGATGGACATCATATTCAGATTCATTATCAAACACTTTATATAGTTTAGAAGAACCAGTAAAAAGAATTGAAGTTGGTGATGTAATCAAATTGTATAATCAAACAGATGTTCTTGTAGACACCGAAATTTTAGAAGGTGACTATACCGTTTATAACTTATCCGAAGTTGAAAAGTATCACAACTATTATGCTAACGATGTACTTTCACATAATAGAGCACCGGTTGTTAGTTGTTTCACATATGACACTCCGGTTAAAATGTGGGATGGTTCCACTAAAAAAATTGGTGAAATAGTAGAGAATGATGAAGTTTTAAGTTATAAAAAAGGAGAATATGTTAAAGGTATTGTAACTGAACATTTGATACATCCCACAGATTCATTTATGGGGGTGGTGAAATATAAAGAAATGATTTCAGATAGACTACATCCATACTATAATAATGGTGAATGGAAACCAATTTCTGAGGCTAGTGGAGTTACATTAGATATGATGTATATAGACAATTTTTACAATTTAGAAATTGATGGTAATCTTACTTTTGAAAGTGAGCATAATTTTATTGTGGAGGATTTTATAGTCTCAGGTCTTGGAGATAATGAATTATTAAATAGAACCTTCAAACGGCAAGCAATATTTGAATTGTTATAAATAAAACTAAATATTATTAAATCATGGATATATCTAATCACCCACCATTATATAAAAAGAAATCATTAGAAGATGTTAAAAACAGAAATACATCTTCATTGAGTAATGATGAAAAACTGAGAGTTCAAACCGTAATTGGTAAGTTTTTTGAATTATTCAAGAATAAACACTTGTAATGGATGCATTTAGTTACATCAAAAATCACGTTTTTGTAAAACTAAAACCAAGTAGGATTGCTGGTGTTGGTGTTTTTGCAATAAAAGAAATACCAACAGATACTTTCCTTTTTAAGGAATGGGAGGGTGATACAGGAGTATACCCCATTTCCCAAAATGAGATAGATTCTTTGGAATATGATTTACAAATTCATATACGTGACTTATTTCAATACTCAACCGATTTTCCAAAAGATACAAATCTATATGTTAGATTAGTTAATGGATTTCATTGGGTATATACGAATCCTTATTTGTTTGTGAATAGCGGTTTATATCTAAATAAATCAAACATCGATAAAGATACTGGTAAATCAATTAGACTCATTAAATGTGGTGAAGAACTATTGAGTAATTATGGGAGAAATGATCGTTTTGATTTAAAAAGATTACTATAACACATAAAATGATTTTATCAATAGTTGCGGTCGGAAAGAAATATATACTTAAGGCAAGTCAACATATACCAAAATATACACAAAGTGGATGGGATGTTAGAGTACTAACCGATGAACCTGATTCATTCCCAAGTCTGAAAACCTACGAGTATACAAACAAAGTTTTTTCATATGTGGATAAATTATTATTCCCATTAAGATTGGTGGAAAAACTAAAACAACCGGTATTATATATTGATGCCGATTGTTTTGATTTCATATCAAACGAATTGGTTCAAAACTTTAAACCAACAAATGAAGTTTTATATTATGGTAATTGGCCCGAGGGCAAATACTTTTCGGACACCGATTTAGAATATTTTAATCCTCTAATTACCTACTTCAAGGAAATTGAGTATGATTACAATCAATTACCACTAATGATTGAGTATTTACATTATTTTCCTTATTTTAATGACATAACAAATGTCATATATGATTTGGAAAGAATAAAACCAATTTTTGAGTATCAGAGTATCATTAAAAAAACATACTATTATCCGGGTATTGGAAATGGAGAGGGAGTTGCATTATCTTACGTTTTACAAAAGAACAACATACCGATTGACTTATTCCAATCTAAATATTTTTTAGAGGGAAGTGAAGGACTAAAAATTGTAGAAAAAATAATATAAAATGGAAAATATCATTCAAAAAAAATTATTTACTGAAGATGAGTGTAACTATTTTAAATCACTTACTAATGATACAATATTCGAACGAAGTGAGGTAATTGTTGGGAACGGAATTGCTGCGGTATCGAGTTATAGAACCTCAAGTCAGGTGAAAATAGAAATTAATTCTGATTTATCAACTAAAATATTAGAAAAAGTAAAAGAATTCGGGGTGAAAACTTTACCTGAATATTTTATAATTTTAAAATATGATAAAACGCAAGAGTATAAAAGACATAATGATACGGGATTATATCGTTTAGATAGATATAAAACTTTAATAATACAACTTTCAAATGAAACCGAATATGATGGTGGTGAATTGTGTATTTTTCATAATGACGAAACTATAATAACATCAAAGGAAATTGGAAATGTTGTAATATTCGATTCATCCTTAGACCATTGTGCGAATAAAATCAAAGAAGGAATACGATACAGTATGGTTTTTTGGTTGAAAATTGACAATTTTGGAATAAATAAGTCTCTAATATAATATTGAATACAATACATACATTCGGTGATAGTTTTACATTTGGTCATGGGTGTGTAGATAATTGTACATTCAAAGGATATTATGATTATAAAAAACAAGATGATGATATTTGGCCTAATCACTTAGCAAATAAATTAGGAATGAATGTTATTAATCATGGTAAGAATGGATTTTGTAACGAACAAATATTTGATTCGATTGTGAGAAATTTTGATTCTATACAAGAAAATGATATTGTTATTATAGAAAAAACATATCACAATAGATTATCAGTACCAACCGATTCTGAGTGGGTATCCGCCTTATCAGATAATGAAATAACAGAGGAATTTCGGAAACCTAAATTAAAAAAGGTTTTTTCTAACGAAGAGACAGAAACATTGATAAATTTTCAATATTACTTTTCAATTAAAAAATTATATGAAAAAAGAAATAATGATAGATTTAATTTTTTAAAAAAAATATTAGTAAATAATACTAAAGTTAAAGATTGTGTGATTTGGGACATGCCTAAAATATACAATAGTTTTGAAAATATTAAAACAGCTACTAATGGAGAGTTTTTTGATTATCATTTCTCATTCAAAGGTCATAAACAATTTACTGTATACATAGAAAATATTATAAATAAAAAAATATTATAATTGCCCATGAATTTCTTAATTATATCTAGTCCAAGATGTGGTTCTACATCCTTACAAAAATCAATATCAAATAGTTACAATTCAAAATTAATATATGAACCATACTCACCGTGGGGGATACAACAAAAAAATTACAAATTGGAGAATGTTGTTGTCAAAACAATGTTTCACCAAATAGATAATACATCCGTGATATTGGGAAATCTTCCGTTATCTTTTTTTGATAAGTGTTACGATTTTTATTGTGATTTAATTCCAAAGTTTGATAATGTTATTTTACTTGGTAGAGAAAATATAAAGGAGCACTCTGAATCATTGGCAAATCTTTATAATGGTAGTTCAGATAGTGAGAAATATGAGTATAAATTGGTTATTGATTTGAATCCAATAATGGACCAACTTAGTTTAGAAAACGCATATATAAAAAAATTATCTGATAATTTTAATATACCGATGGATACATATGAATCGATATATTATGGTAATGGTTTGAAAAATAAAGAAATTAAATTAGATTATAATATATTAGATACGAAAAATAAATTGAGACAATTTTATGATAATAAAAAATTAATTTAAAGTGAAAAAAGATTTATTAAAACAATATATTTGTGCAGTTCCATTCACCTCCTTAGAAGTACATGATCACAAAAGATTTTTATGTTGTGCATCATGGTTAACTAAATTTTTACCTGAGGACACAAAACCATACGATGCATGGAATTCAGACGAAGCCAATGATATACGAGATAGTATACTAGATGGTTCATACAGGTATTGTGATGAGAATCATTGCCCATATATACACCAATTAAAAACCTTTGGGGACGTTGGTAGAATTCAACCACTTTACCATAAAGACGAATTAATCCCCGATTTAAAATTAAAAATAGAAAAACATAAAGAAGGGAAATTAACATCTCCACAGATAGTTCAATTTTCTATGGACAGGAGTTGTAATCTCGAATGCCCTTCATGTCGTTTAAACATGTTTATTGCTGATAGTACTAAAATAAAAAAGGTAAAACAGGATATACAAGACATTGAAGACGCATACGGAAGTGAAGTGAATACATTATATATTACAGGTAGTGGAGATCCATTTGTGTCAGTTGGGTTTAGAGATTTCTTAAGGAATTTCGATAAAACTAAATGGCCAAAACTAAAATCAATTCACCTACATACTAATGCAACACGTTGGAATAAAGAAATGTGGGAATCGATGCCGAATGTACACCAATATATAAAAAGTTGTGAAATTAGTATTGATGCGGGAACAAAAGAAACTTATGAAACAAAAACAAGAATTAATGGTGATTGGGATGTGTTATTGGACAATTTAAAGTTTATTTCAACGATACCAACACTTCGTAGAATAAAAACCTCATTTGTGGTTCAACAAAAAAACTACAAAGAGATGAAGTTATTCTATGATTTAATGTATTCGATTTTTGGTAAAAAGGTAAATGTGTTTTTTGGTAAAATAACTAATTGGGGTACCTTCTCAGATGAAGAATACGTGACGCATCAAATATGGAATGAATCACATCCTGAATATAATGATTTTATTAATGAGGTTAACTCATTTTTACCCATCAAATATTCATATAATAACTTACAAGAATTCATTACCCCACGAAAAAGTTTAATATAAAATTGTTTATGATTAATGCAGAATCACTAAAATTTTGGACTGTAGAAGGATTTGAAATTTCTTCTTATATGTATAGTTTAGATACTAAGAAGGAAAAAACATATAAAACATCGGGTAGTGATAATACTGGATTATGTACGTATACATATAATGAATTGGGATTTAGGGGAGATTCCATTCATAAAGATGGGTTCAAAATAATGTCAATTGGTGATTCAAACACTGAAGGGGTTGGGGTGGACTATCACGATACATGGCCCTCCCTATTTTCAAAATACATTAAAAATTCAGTCAATCAAAACTTTGGGACGGGTGGTAGAAGTAATGACTTTATTTCTAGATGTCTATTGACTTATTATGATTTGATGAAACCTGATTTGGTTTTAATCATGTATACATCTCCACAAAGAAAAGAAATTTATACCAAAGAGAATACAATTGAACCATTTATGGTTACATCATCTTGGGGTTACACTAAAGAAACTGAAGATGGTGTTCGTACACAAAAAAATTTAGTTGATTTACAAAATGATAATGAAGATTTTATAAATTGGTATAAAAATCATTTATTGATAAAATACTTTTTAGAATCAAAAAAATGTAATTGGTTATGGAATGGTTCGATGGGAATTCCACGAGATTACCAAGAACCAAATAGGTTTGATGGGAAGTATGATTTATTCATAGATAGAGGTGTTGACGGAGCACATCCTGGTCCACAACATAATAAAACATATTCTAATCGTTTAATAAAACATATTATACAAAACTTTACAGAATACATTCCGAGTGATTGTCTGATTGAAAATCCTGAACTATATTACAACAAACTACTTTAAATAAAATTAGTAAGGGGTATGAATTAATAATATAGACTCTGAAGTATTTATCTAATAACAATATTATTATTCGATGAATATATTTGATCCATTAATTTCGGGCTCCCTATCGGTATCAGGTTCAGGAAATATTTCAGGTGACTTAACGGTACTTGGAACCATAAACGCGACGATTTCAGGAACCACAAGTAATGCAATTTCAGCGTCACACGCTGCAAGTTATACACTAACATCAAGTTTTGAGGCATTTACCTCATCCTATACCACTGGATCGTTTACTGGTTCGTTTATTGGTAATGGAAGTGGTTTATATAATATCCCCGCTAGTGGGGTTACAGGACTTAATTTAACCCGAATTGCAGATGGTAGTGCAACTGCCTCAATTTCGAATGTTGATGGTTTAAGGGTCAACACAAATACCGAAATAACTGGTGCATTAACTATTTCAGGTTCAATCACATTAAATGGTGTACCCGTAGGTACTGGCAAATTGGATGAGGTTGTTTTCAACGCATATAGTTCATCTAACAATACAACAAATAGTTTACAAAATGGTAGATTGGATTCTTTAGAGTCTACCACATCTTCTTTAAATACATTTACATCAAGTACAACTGGTAGATTAAATGCTATTGAAACAACTACCGGAAGTTTAAATACATTTACTTCAAGTACCAATACTATATTAGGTGTAATAGAAACCACAACCGCTAGTTTAAATACATTTACTTCTAGTGCTAATGGTAGATTAAATGCTATTGAAACAACTACCGGAAGTTTAAATACATTTACTTCA